TTACAGCTTATCCGCGTGATGCATCAGAACAAACTTATCCCACAGCTGTTCTTCCGTTTCGACATGCGCCGGGTCTTTGAGAATGGTATTGGGGATCGGGCACACCTTCTGGCAGGTCGGCGTTTCGTAATGGCCCACGCATTCGGTGCATTTGTCGCTGTTAATCTCGTAAATGCTGTCGCCCATTGAAATCGCCTCATTCGGGCATTCAGGCTCGCACATATCGCAATTGATACAGCGTTTAGTAATAAGTAGAGACATATCAATAAATTACCATTAAAACATTTTTAAATCAGTAAGTTATGACGGATTCGTATTCTTCACTATTATTAACTTACTGTATGTTGATCCAGTGTATTTAACGCTGATAAACTCAATCCAGTAACACAAAACCGCAACACATTGCATTTTGTCCCGTAGAAAAGACCTGCATGTGTGAGCTTGTTTTCTGCGCCTACGCAGATAAGGATTGAGAATGCCGCGCACTGTAACACATAAACCGGATAGCCCCAATAATGACGATGTTTTAGCCGCATCTGAAAAGTGGGACGCCTGTAAACCTCCCTATACCAGCGCACACATGAAAATCTGTGTTGCTGCCGCCAAAACCATCCTCGCTGCTTCCGGCGTGGCTCGCCGTTCCAAATACGAAAAAGAGAACTATCTCCGCATCGATTTCAGCAAAGCAGGTAAAGTTACATTTTACGCTGAGTTTCCCAAAAAGATGGGGCTCAAAGGCAAAAAGCTTGGCGAATGGCCGGAGCTCGCCATCCAGCTGGCGCGCGAGAAAGCGTTAGGTATGGCTGAAGGCGGCTTGCGAGCTGAGTCCGTTCATGCTGCGCTGGAAATGTACCGGGATGACCTCAAAGCCAAAGTAGCCCGGCAGAAGTTAAGCCCGGATAGTTTCACCACCTACGGGGTGCGTATTGACCGGATTAAAGCAACGTTTGGCCCGCGGGAAGTATTCAGCGACGTAACATACAGTCGGCTGGTGGAAGTGCTCGACGAGTGGATTGCCACCCGCTCGAACAATAACGCCTTGGAGTTGTTCGCCGAGCTCCGCCGGTTCTGGAAGTTCTGCTCCCCTACGCTTTGCAATGGCCGCAACGTTGCTGCCAGCCTGCCCGATGATTATGTATCTTCTCGCGTACAGAAACCCACCCCAACACGGCTTTTCACCGATATCGAATCTATCGCCAAACTCTGGCTCAATGTTGCCGCCTGCACCTCTGTACATCAGAAGAATGCTGTTCGCTTCATGATCATCACCGGCGTTCGTCCGATTAACGTTCATAACCTGCGCTGGGATTACGTTAATGAAGATGCTGGCGAAATTGTTTATCCGGAAGGGGTTATCGGCATGCGCGGGGCCATGAAAACACAAAAGGCTTTCCGCCTGCCGATAACGCCAGAGATCCGGCGGATTATCGACGAGCAGAAAGCCTGGCGTGATTCAGTTCCTGAGTGCAATAACGATTTTGTATTCCTGCAGCCGCGTGACCCAATGCAGCCATTTTCAAAACGATCGCTGGATAAACTGGTGAAAACCTACAGCCCAGAAGGGGCAGTAAAAGGAATGAAGCATGACGGGACTATTAAGGGGAGAGAGGGGGCATTTAATACGATGTGCCGCAAATTCCTTAAGAGCAATGTTATTGCCCTGATGAAGGAAAGGGGCTATTCCCGATCAGACCGAAGGGAAATCAGCCTCCTGTGCCTTCACCATTCCAGCAAGTCAGATGACCCGATGGCAGAACACTACGACTTTTCAGACGAAATTTTGCAGGAAGAGATTGCGTTGAAGCGCGAAGCCTTCGAAGCTCACGAACGAAGCATACTCGCGCAGGCTGCGCTGTTACGGCGACGGGGTTAATACTGGCTACGGCATTTTTGGATGAAGGCATCGACGTTACGGCGTTCATAGCGAACCACTTTTGCGCTGAAACGGATGGGGGCCAGTACGGCGCGATGCCGGTGCTTTATATTCCAGTCGCATAACGTCTTCTGGGTTATGCCCAGCTTCTGGCATACTTCGTCCGGGGTGAGCAGATCGTCGGGTTGCTCGCTCATGCTATACCTCTCTTTTTCATGGCATCGAGCAGGATGTCCTGCACTGTTCGTTTTGAGTTGCGCCGCTCCATCACCATTTCGTCCATAGTGTCGGCGGCGATAATGTGGTGAATGAACACCGGGCGGTTGTGTCCGGCCTGAATCTGCCGGGTTGGTCCGATGCGTTCGATAATTTGCTGGTACTGCTCCAGGTCCCACCAGTGCGAGAAAAACACCAGTATGTTGCCGCCGTCCTGCATATTCAGACCGTGGCCTGCGCTGGCCGGGTGTGCGAACAGGACAGGGATTTTCCCGGCATTCCAGTCGCGAAGGGTCTGTGGATCCTGGTCGAGGTGGCGACCACGGGGGAACGCTTTAAGCAGGCGCTCAAGATCGTGTTTCCAGTGGTAGGCCACCAGCACCGGTGCGCCAGCTGCTTCGGTGAGAATACTGTCCAGCGCCTGCAGCTTCGCATCGTGCAGTTCTGACCAGCTCCCGGCGTCGTCGGTGTACACCGCGCCGCTGGCAATTTGCAGACACTTCACTGTCTTTGCTGCGGCATTCGGCGCTTCGATGCCTTCGCCGTTAAGTTCGAGGAACATTTCTTTTTCCATTTCGCGATACTGCTGCCGGGCCTTCGGTGGCATGTCCACGCGGATCACGTTATGGATGGGCTCCTTTATATCGAACCAGTCGGCGGCGTCCAGGGAGATAGTCACGTCGGCCAGCGCACGCTGTATTTCGTCCTGCGAGTGTGCGAACGGCTCCAGCTTCGTCCAGCTCTGCCCCGGAAACTGGATTGAGTTAAACCAGCGGGAGGTAAACGCGCCGTAGGTGCGCCCGAGGCGCTGACCCTGATCCACAAACCACGCTTGCCCCCACAAATCCACCAGACCGTTCGGCGCTGGCGTACCGGTGAGATTCATCCAGCGCCGGACGTGCTTATGTGCCACCTTGCCCAGCGCCGCAGCACGCTTACCGCCCCCGCGCAGCCGGAAGGATTTTAGCCGGGTGCTTTCGTCGGGTATGACGGTACTGAACGGCCAGCGGCCGCCCAGTTCTTCCACCAGCCAGACCAGATTGTCGTAGTTGATGGTAAACACGCTGGCGTTGCTGTTCGCCAGCGCCGCAGCGCGCGCTTTGGCGTTACCGACAATTGGCTGCACCTCGATATTGCGTAGATGCCCCCATTTAACCGCTTCATCCGGCCAGGTGCTGGCCGCCACGCGTAGCGGCGCGAGGACCAGCGCGGGCTGAGTCTCTGCGCCTGCCATAAAGAGATCTTCCAGCGTGGTGAGCGTCGCCACGGTTTTGCCCATACCCATGCCCGCCCAGATGTTGCAGCGAAGAATGTCGATTTCGTGGTTGATGATGAGGTCTTGATAGGGGCGGGGTGTAAAGATTTTAGATGAGGTCATATCCTGCGCATTCCATAAACGAGCGGATGAATGTAGCGGCAGCTGGTGCGACTATCGCGTTGCCGTAGGCGCGCAGTCGTCCCACTCTGCTGGTAATCCCATGAGCCAGCGGGAATGTGCCGGGTTCAACTGGCCGCCAGCGACCATCCCGGCAGAGGAGCCAGTCAGCATCATCCCAGCAGCCGTTAATCGTATTGGGCCGCAGATTCTCGCTGCGCCGCCGAGTGTCGTTCCCCGTTCGGTATGATTGGCCGCTGCGCCCTCGCCCCGAACCTGATTGTTGTCGATCGTCGTCACTGTCGGCCATCCGCTCAGGCAAGCATAATCCTGCAGGTTCGGCTGCCGTCCTGCCTGCTGACGCGCTATTACTTTCTCGGCATCCTGATAGGCCGTTTTGGTATTGCTCGCCAGAGGACTCGGCCAGCCCGCAAGTCTGGATAGCCCTGCTAGGGTTTCCAGACCGCGTTTTGTCTCCGGCTGTGGATTGGTGTTGCAGGTTGGCGTGTACCATCCCGCCAGGTGGGCAAAGTCCCTTAGGGAACTGTGTAAGGGGTTGCCGGATGGTCGACGATCTCCAGACATCTTCCTCAGTGCTATTGAGGCGCTTCCGCCACCGCTGTGATCGCTCGCCGCTGGCGTCGGCCACCCAATATGCTCTGTCTCGGATATGCGGGGCACCGACGCCCGCAGCCGGAAACGGGACAAGCCCAAAGGCGTAGTCCACTGCTTCCACGTCAGTTTGTACAAGATCGAACCAGGCATTGACTCCCGCAACCTGTTCGCCAAATACCAGCTCAGGGCGTCGCTCGCTGATGAGGTGGAATAGCGCTGGCCATAGGTGCCGCTCGTCATCAAACCCAGTGCCTTTACCAGCCGAGCTGAAAGGCTGGCACGGGCAACTTCCTGTCCAGACCGGTTTGTTATCCGGCCATCCGGCCAGACGCAGAGAATAAGACCAGACGCCGATCCCGGCGAAGAAATGGCACTGTGTGAAGCCGCGCAAGTCGTCTGGTGCGACATCTTCAATACTCCTCTCGTCAACTTCACCCGGGGCAATATGCCCGGCCGCAATAAGGTTACGCAGCCATTGCGCTGCGTTCGGGTCTATTTCGTTGTAATAGGCTCCCCGCACAATATCCCCTCCAGATTTTTGCTATCCAGTACCACCACGGTAAAGCCCAACGAGCGCAGCCGTTCGTGCTCGCGCAGCTGGTCGGCGCGTGGTGGTTTGCCGGGTGCCTTGCATTCAACAAAAACGAGACGGCCGCCGGGTAGCAGGACAATGCGATCCGGTACCGAGCGGCGACCGGGTGACACAAACTTAAAGGCGACCCCGCCAGCCTTTTTCACTTCGGCGACGAGGTGCTTTTCGATAATGCTTTCACGTTCGTAGGCCATAACGCTATCTCCCGTCGAAGCGACCGTAGCCTTTGACCATGCAATGACCGTTGATGTATACAGCTGTAGTGCTCACCGGCGAAACAAACCAGCAGAGCAAACAGCGAAATTCCGCCAACCCAAAGAAGCACACGGATTACTGTTTTCACTCGTCTACCGCCTTACGCTTTTCGCGCATGTTCTGCATCAGGCAAAAATCAGACCGACGTTCGCTCCAGTCCTGATTCAGTTCGTTACGTGATTCGCGGTTGGCTTTGGCCCAGACCTTCGCCGCCCGGTCATACTCGCCGGACTGCTCAAGGCGCAAAGCCTCCCGTGCAGTCCGGTAATAAAGCGGACTGTCCCGATATTTAAATGACATAGGGGGTACCTCAGTTAATGACGCCGACAACCTCAGGGTCGGTAGCCATATCGCTGTTAACCAGACGGAAGCGGACCAGAACTGCGCCCTGATCACCCCAGTCTCTGCGCAGATTGCGCCAGGAGGGTTGTTTATCGCCGCAGAATTCCAGAATGGCGGCGCTGTCTATATCGAACTGCGCACGGCTATCCATCACCATGTAGACATATTTCATAGCGGGTCACCGTCTGAAAATGCTTCGGCGTCGGGTTGTAACTGGACCATGTCGTCGATTGGCATAAGTTTCAGAGGGCCACTATCGTTGAGCGCGCCGAGTGTTAGCTTTGCGAACAATCGTTTTTGCGATGTGGTTAGTTCGACCTGTGATGTGCGGCCGTTGACTAACACAATGATTGCGAAATTTTCTACGTTGCCTTGTGCCATAGCGATTAATCCTTACGGTAGTGGTACGCCTCGAAGCCGCCAGCGTTCAGCGGAATATCGGGCGCCCATTCGGGGTTAGTGGAGAGCAGCGCGGAGAGCGCTTTATCGTTGAAATCGTCTGTGTCCGGCGCTTCGGTGATCACCTCATCGTGTACTGTCAGCACAATGCTGTAACCTGCATCCTCGATCAGCGGCATGTTTCCGGCCAGAACGTCGCGGGCGGCCGCCTGAGTGACGTTTTCCACCAGCTTTCCGCCGTAGGTTTTGAGCCGTTGCCATTTGCGCGAGTAGGAGTTAACGCCCTGATAGGTGATATTCCCCTTCTCGATGGACGGGGACGGATAGCAGAGTGCGCGCCCGGATGGCAGCTGGATGCGCAGCCATGCACCATCGCGGCGGACTTTCAGATAGCCGCAGTACAGCGTTTTTTGCGGGGTGGCGATGGCGGCGCGGACGGTGCGCTCCAGCTCGTACCAGAAATCGCAGGTCGCGGGATGCGCCCGGCGCCACAGGCGCTTGAGCGAGTCACATGCGATGAATACACGCTCGGACAGGCCGTAGGTCGCCTTACGTTTAACCGATTCGTCGTACCAGCTTTTAGCCTCGCGGATAACATCGCGGGGGATATTCGGCAGCGCGGCGTTCGCCAGCTCGTCGAGGTCGAGGCCGTAGACCAGAGCGAAGGTAAGAAATGCCGCAACACCCCCGCCGAAGCCAAGGCCCAGCTCCATCACCTTGCCGATCTGACGCTGGTATTTATCAACATCGTCCGGTGAGATATTGAAGGCGCGGGCGTAGGCCAGTTTATACAGATCCGGCCCTGTCCCCTCGTCGTACTCGCGGAACGCGTCCAGCTTCCATTGCTCGCCAGCAAGCCAGGCCAGTTTTCGCCCCTCGATATTCGACAGGTCGCTAACCACCAGCTTTTTGCCTGCGGGGGCCATGATGCAGCCTCGGAGCGCTGAGCTGGTCAATTCCATGATGTTATCGAACAGCAGATCGGCGCATCCGGCTTTCAGCGCCTCGATACCCTCGTCTATCTGGTCCTGCTCAAGAGAAGGGCGGGGCAGGTTCTGGGGCTGAAATAACCGCCCGGCCCAGCGCCCGGTTCGCGATGCGCCGCAGAATTGCAGCGTGCCGCGCAGACGCCCGTCGCTGCTCACGCCCTTCATCAGCGATTTGTACTTGCTGGTGCTGGTGGTGCTGGCCTGCAGGCGAATAGCCAGCAGCTCTTTCACCGCAGACGGCAAATCAGGATCCGCCATACGGCGCTCCAGCGTGCTGCGCTGCATGTCCGGCAGCTCCACGCCGTAGGATTCAACAATGTGCTTAATCAATGCATCGCGCTGCGTGGCCGCCTGCACTTCGCCGTCGGTCATCACCTGCGTGCGTTTCGCCAGGCGTTTTTGTTCAAGGTCTACCGCCTCGATCGCCGCCTGCGCCAGCTGCACATCCATGCAGACGCCGCGGTCGTTGATCTGCTGGTCGCGATGCCAGAGTGCCAGCTCTGTACCTTTATAATTCCACTTCGGCAGACGCTTATGCACTTCGCGCATAGCCTCGATATCCAGCCCGGCGTAAGCAACAAAGCGCTGCCATTCCTCCGGGTGAGTTTTGCTGGTGGCGCGGCGTAGTTTGCTGTTCTTCGGACGTGGCTTACAGAACAGCTGGATCAGCGCTTTACCCTCTTTGTCCTTCGCTTTGTCCTGCGGGACGCCGAGCACCTCGCAGAGCGCCCCCAGCGCACCGGGGAGGCCGTGCGCCAGCGCCTGCACCATCGTGTCGCGCCATTGTGCTACATCGGGGACCAGTTCCGGATGGTCATGCCGCATAACTGTACGGTCGAAATGTGAGTTGTGCGCCCACACCTCAATCGACGGATCGGCCAGAGCCTGATACAACATTGGTGGCATTACAATGCCCGTCGTTAAATCCCATACGCTGACAGGACCATCGTCAATAGCCCAGGCCATCAGCATCACCTCAACCTTTTCAGCATAGGCATGGGTGCCGTTGTTAATAGGCACCTCGCTGAATGTTTCGAGGTCAATCCATAATTTTTCCATACTCAATCCTCGCGGGTGCTTTGCGAAAAGGGACGCTCTTTGCAAAACACCCGGCGCATGGCCGGGTGGTAAGGGGTTAAATCAGTTGGTCGGCATCTGCGCCTTCGCTGATGTCGTCGAAGTCGTCGGTAGTTGCCACACCGCCGCCGCTAAATGCATCGCCATCTTTGAAGAACTGCACGCCACCGAGAGAGAAGCCAATGCCTTTCCCTTTGTTGTCATACGCGTACACGGTCACCGTCGCATTGACGAAACAGCCGGAATAAGGTCGTCCGTCAGCAGCAACCAGAGGGGAACGGTCGCGGTCAATGACCAAAGGTCTGGCTTTGTTTGATGCGGCTAAGAACATGTGGCCTTCAAAGCCTTCATACTCGGATTTAGTGTCACCGTCGCGATAACCGGCGCGGTTCGGGATATGTTTGATAGACTCCAGGATTTTTTCGTACTTATCGCCCCAGGCATCTTTTGCAACTTTACGAACAGCCGCCCAGATTTGTTTATCAAGTTCACTGTTTTTAGGTATCAGGAAGGTGTCACGGAATTTGAAGTTTCCGTCTCCTTCGAAGTCAGTGGCTTCAAACAGATTACAAAATGCATGACGTACGCCATTCAGTTTAATTTTCATGGGTATTTCCTTAATCAGATGAGGTCTGCGGCGAGCGCGTCGTCGGACACGTCGTCGAAATCGTTAACAGGGTTGATATTGAGCGCAGGGCGCGGGTCGGATTCGGGGGCGACGGTGGGTTTACCGTCAGCACGGGTGATTAGCGCTTCGACTTTCGTCCAGCGGCGAGGGCTGGCCTTTTTGATCAGCTTTTCGGCTTTGGTTGGGCTGATCAGCTTAAGGTCGAAAACCTCCTCAGTTTTATAGCGGAACTGGTCTTTCAGCAGCGCGCGGGCAGCTTCTTCATCGCTCCAGGCACGATTTCCCTGTTTGCCAGTAACCAGCTTAAAGCCCGGTACCGGATGCCCGGCGTTCAGTTCACTGTTTACCCGGTCGCGCACAGCCTTTAGCCACGATTCAATAAAATCGGCCTGGCTGTATACCTCTGCCAGCTGTTCGGCGGTCAGCAGTGGCACACGCTTAACCGCTTCCGCCAGCTGCTCGCCAGTAGGTTGCGTCAGGTCGACGAAATCGCCAGCGATGGTGTCAAAGTGCAGTTGCTGCCGCGCGGTACAGATAGCGCTGGCTTTGCAGAACCTGCACTGTTTTTCGCCGGGTGTGAAGCTTTCCAGCGGCAGGGTTTCGACGCCTTCGCAATCGGCGATGTTGAACATCACGATCACGCTGGCCGCCGCTTCCTGCGCTCGCTCGCCGAACGCCTGGAGCTCTTCCACCGTCAAAGCCCACTCTGAAACGTGGTTAAGTCGCGGCTGGTGGATGAACAGGCGTACCGTCTCGAAGTCGTACAGCATGCTGAACTGCTCCAGCGCGCCCAGGGCATACAGCTGCAGCTGCTCGTTCTGCTCGGCATCGACGCGCACACCCTTACCGTATTTCAGGTCGTGGATCTGCAGCTCGTTGCCCGCGATGATTACGCCGTCGGCGGTACCAAAGGACTCTTCGACCCCCACGATATGGGAGAAGTCGACACGCTGCTCGACAAGTAACTCATTGCCCTGTGACAGCGCCCAGACGGTATCAACGTAGCGGCCAACGGCTTCGACCATTTCTTCATCCACCTGCGGGCCGGAAGTATCATCCGGGTGCTCAGCAAGTGGATAAGAGCCGAGGAACATAGCGACATTGCAACCCGCATAATGCTCCGGGTGGCTTTGACGGTTGCGCAGCACCTTTTCGCCAAGCGCGTGCGCTGCTGTACCTTCTTCTGCGAATGAAGAACTTTTATCCGGTTGCGTGGCCTCCAGCGCCAGGCTACCGGGGCAGCGCATCCACCGATGCGCTGAAGACGGGGAAAGTCGTGCATGAACGTCTGGCATAATTAACCCTCCAGCGCTTTTTCAGCCTGAGCGATCACATCTGCTAGGTTCTCGTCAGCAACTTCGCCGAGCTTTTTGGCACCCTGTTTTTCCAGAATCGCCACCGCTTCGGCACGGTAACCACCTTTCGCCAGCTGGAGGATCAACCCTTCGGCCTTTTTACGCAGCGCCGCAAAATCGGCCTGTTCGCCAGCGTTATCCCCGGCATCATCACCCGTTTCGGTACCGCCTTTTGCCGCGTTTTTACGCGCGAAATCTTCCTGCAACTGGAGGTATTCAACTTTGGTGATCTCGATATGGCCCTTTTTAAGCAGTTCGTTCAGCTTGCGTAAGGTGTGTAGCTCGCTGGCGGCGGAGCCATCGACGTTCTTGCAGTAGAACGGTCCGGTGCGTTCTTCGTCTTTGCTGTCTGCCTTCTTCGGCTCCACTTCATGGCGCCCGTCGGCTGGTGCGTCAAGTAAACGCTCGGCAAATTCACGGCGTGCCGCGATGGTTGGTAAATCATCCCAGAAGCGCAGAATGTTACGTGACAGATCAAGTAATGCTGGCTTGTTCAGATGGCCAGCGCGTTTAACACCCTGCAGGGCACTGTCCAGCGCGTCGATCTGCACAACACGCTTATCGCCTTCGGCGTCGCGGTAATCGATCGCACGCTGCAACATGGTCAGACTGATGGCCTGTGGTTCGGGGTAGAATCCGGCCAACGCAATTACGTCGCTGAATGTCAGATCATCCAGAGTAGGAGAACCGCCTCCTGTCTCCGGTGCCATTTCGCGGTATTCCTGCACCTGCGCCACTGTGTCCGGACGGAGAGCTACGCCGGAGGCCAGCGCGGTGATAAGGCGTTCAAGCAGTTCGTTGTTACGGGTTACCAGCTGGTTATTAAGTTCCAGATTTGTTTCTAAGCTCATACTGCGGTCCTCGCTACAAGGAGAATGAAGGTAATAGCCAGGCCGAACGCAGTAGCGAGGGCCAGACCGGTGAAGATGTCGAATTGTTTGCGGCGATAATGGAGCACATCGCGCCCCGTCAGCCGGTGGAGGTGTTCAGGTTTCATCGGTGGTGCTCCTTTTCATGTCTGAGAGCGCACCTGATGCCAGCGGGCGAGGCATAGCATCGTTGTGGATGCACTCTCAGACAGGAAAAAAGCCTGTCAAGGGAGACAGGCAAAGACTACACACAGCAATTACATGGATGATTCAGAGTGTGGGGCAGGCCGCTGATTTCGATTCGCAAGGTAATCACAGCGAGTTACGGCTAGATCGAGTTGAGCATAAGCACTTTCGCACGTAGAGTGCGTCAGTCCTCGTCGCATGACATGGAAACCCGCTGGATGGTTCAAAACCCAAAAATCGCCATTTTCATGGAGTATGTCCGATTCCTTAATTCGCATAAGTTAGCCCTCAGTGGATTAGTAAAAGGCCTGAAGCCTTTGATTAATGCACTGCACGCCCCATCATCGGAGCGTTTCAACTTGCGTGACTTATCAGCTCGTCGCGGTGTGGTCCTCTACGCTTACCGTACGCATACGGACTCGGCGCTTACCTCGATCCCATCGGGTGCCATTTCGTTTTGCCAGGAGCACAGCGGCTTACCTGTCACGCAGTTCTGTTTGTTAAAGAGCGATTACTTCTTGGGAATAAATCTACAATTTGAGTTGTAATGTGTAAACCACAAATGTGGTATTTTTGAGTGCGCAAATACCACGTTATTGATATTTAAATGGATTTAGTTTGTAAGATTTTACAAGATAGGTGTGGGGAGGGCTGCAGAGCCCTCCAGCGGAGGCGGGGTTTTAGCGTTTACGACGGTAAATACGATGCTCAATCATGACACCAATGATCTGTAACTTCATGTCAGCACTGCGCAAAACAGGATAGTCTGGGTTAAGCGGAACCAGTTCGAAGTCATCAACGCCTATTCCCAGCGGTCGGTATTTTTTGAATGTGGCTTCATGGCCGCCGTTCTTGGCAACCACGAATTCTCCTGGGGTAGGGCATAGATCCGGATCGATGATAACGATATCGCCTTCTTTAAATTCCGGTTGCATGCTGTCGCCATCGATGCGAAGAGCGAAGCATGTTTCGGGTACGTCTGCATCGGCCAGAACATATTCAAGCTCTCCTGTCAGGTCTGTAACGTCTCTTGCTTCAGTGAGACAACCCGCTTGTACGTAACTCAACACAGGGATTCTTCTGGTGCTGATTTCAGCGAGTGGCATTATGTTTTTACCGTTCAATAGCCAGTCCGGGCTGCATTTCAGTGCTTTAGCAAGGTCGAGAAGGTTTCGCGGTTTTCGGGTGCGTCCGCTTTCTATCGACTCAATTGATTGCTGGCTAACTCCCGCTGAGTTTGCGACCTCTGTTTGTGTCATTCCGAGTTCTAGACGGCGGGCTTTGAAGCGTGCTGCGAGGGACATTTTTAATACCTTGTATGAGTTGAAATTATGACCTCCTTTTATTAAATACAATTTTTGTTGTATTTGACAAACACCATTGGTTGTTGCTAAATACCACTAAAATTGTATGAGGTGATAACTATGACTCTGGCTACCCGATTAAAAGAGCGTCGTAAAGAGCTCAAAATGACACAGGTCACGCTGGCTGAGCTAACAGGGGTTAGCCAGCAGGCTATCAACAGGATCGAAAGCGGTGTTATTTCCCGCCCTCGCTATCTTCTTGAATTATCCGTTGCGCTTGATTGCGACCCTAACTGGCTACTGCACGGCTCACAAAACGATAAAAAGGCGTAACCCATGCCAGAGAAAAAGATCTGGGGGGCGACGCCTGACGAATGGTTCCACTTCGACCTGGTGCTGGGGCGTACTGACCAGCTGCTGCCGGTCGTGTGCAACCCGGGCGCGACCATATCCCCGAATAGCAAACTCAAAATGCTTGGCAAAACGCCAAGCCTGTATAACCGAGACCGCATGGCTACCGGGATCAAGGACTGGACAGAGCACGTAGTAACCGAGCGTGACTTTGCACGCTGGTCGAACGAACCTGATTACGGCATCTGCGTGCGTACCGGTCATGGCTGGCTGGCGCTGGATTGCGACAGCGAAGACGAAGACATCCAGGCCGATATTCGCAAAACGCTGGTGCAGCTGCTGGGTGAGCTGCCTCCGCGTCGCTGGCGTGCCAACAGCAACAAATGTCTGTACCTGCTGGCCGTTGACGGCGATTTCCGTAAGCGCATCCATCGTCTGGCGGGTGATATGGGGATTGTCGAGCTGCTGGCGAACGGCCAACAGTTCGTTGCCTGTGGTACGCACAGCAGCGGCGCGCGTATTGAATGGGACGGCGGTCTGCCGGACGAGCCCCCAGCCATTACTGCTGACCAGCTAGAAACGCTGTGGCAGCGCCTGGCGGAACAGCTGCCTGTGTCGGTCACCACCGAAGCGGGTAGCACGAAGATGCGCGACCGCTCAACCTTCACGCCCGGCGCCACGGACGATACAGCTGAATACCTTGATGCCAATGGCTGGACGCTGCTTGATGGCGCGAACGGTGAGCGCTATATCCGCTGCCCGTTTGAGGATGGCCACAGCACCGGCGGCGACCCGACCAGTACGGTTTACTTCCCGGGCGGTACCGCGGGCTTTGAGCAGGGGCATTTCAAGTGCCTGCACGCCAGCTGCGCGCACCGCGACGACGGTGATTTCCTTAATGCCATCGGGATCCGCAACGACGATTTCGAAGACCTGACCTGCACCGAAGTGGCCGAGCCATTACCGCTGCCGGCGTTCGAGCGCGATAAGTGGGGCCGCATCGAGGCCACCATCAGCAACGCGGCCAAAGCCGTTGTGCGTCCTGACTTCGTGGACATCGATATTCGCTTTGACCAGTTCCGCGACGAAATCATGTTCGCCCAGGCTGGCTCCGGCCAGTGGCAGGCATTCACCGATGCGGACTATGCGCGCCTGCGCATCACGATGGAAAAGCGCGGCTTTAAACCCGTGGGGCGCGAGCTCATCCGCGACGTGGTGCTGCTGGCCGCTGACGAACAGCCGTTCGACTCGGCGACCACCTGGCTGAACGGGCTGGAGTGGGACGGCGTGCCACGCATCGAAACTTTCTACCATACGCACTTCGGTACTGCCGACACGCCATACACCCGCGCGGTGTCCATGTACATGTGGACGGCGCTGGCGGGCAGGGTGCTTGAGCCCGGAGTCAAAGCCGATATGGTGCCGATCCTCGTCGGTCCTCAGGGCTGCGGTAAGTCCTCCGGCGTGGAAGCGCTGAGCCCCGACCCGGCGTTCTTCACCGAGATCTCTTTCGCTGAGAAAGACGATGACCTCGCACGCAAGATGCGCGGGCGTCTGGTGGCGGAGATAGGTGAGCTGCGCGGCCTCAATACCAAAGAGCTGGAATCCATCAAGGCATTCGTGACGCGTACGCATGAGAACTGGATCCCTAAATACCGGGAGTTCGCTACCCAGTTCCCGCGTCGCCTGGTGTTCGTCGGTACTACCAACGAGGACGAATTCCTCGCTGACAAGACCGGTAACCGTCGCTGGCTGCCTGTCGAAGTATCCAGCGTTGATGTGCAGGCCATTAAGCGCGATTTGCTGCTGCTGTGGGCTGAGGCCCGCGAGACGTTTAAGCGCCTCGGTGGCATCCAGTTCCGCGATGCTGAGCGCCTCGGTGCGAGTGTCCACGAGCAGTACACTATTAAGGACGCGTGGCTCGAGACGGTAGAGAAATGGCTCGACACGCCTGACCTGATGACTAACGACATTCCGCGAAACTGCGAATTTTTACGCGCTAGTGACGTTCTGCGCGATGCGATTGGCTTAAACCCCAGCCACATCGGAAAACGCGAAGAAATGCGAATTAGCAATGTTTTGCAAAATTGCGGATATAAGCGTGAAACACGACGTGTTGAAGGCAAGTTAATGAAGGTTTGGCGGCGGGCGTAACCACCTGTTACCACCTGAAAAGGTGAGGTGGTAACTGCTTAACTTATTGAAAACAAATGATTGTTACCACTGTTACCACTGTTACCACCTTATTACTAACAACCCCATATATATATATAAGTCGTTCAGGGAAAGGTTAAGAACATGGTGGTAACAGCGGTAACAGGTGGTAACACCGCGAGCTAGTAATTTTTTGCACATAACAGCGTGCAATAAGCGAATCGGGACTGCGTTACCCACGCCCACGGAGAGACGGACGCGGTTCCCTGAAAATTTTTTCGTAGCAAAACGTAGAGGTCAGAGCTATGCGTAATATTCAACAGGTTTTAGAGCGCTGGGGCGGCTGGGCTGCCGATAGCAACACCGCAGTGAGCTGGGCTCCAATAGCGGCGGGATTTAAGGGGCTGGTGGTCAGCAGTTCGTCCAGCAGGCTGAGTTGCTGCGATGACGACGGGCTGGTTATCGATGCCTGCGTTTGTCGCCTGCAGCAGGTCCGTAAGCCCGAGGAGCTGGACGTCATCATGCTGTACTACGTCTACGGGTTAACCAAGCGCGAGATAGGGCGGCGTATCCGGGTTTCCGAAATGGAGGTTCGTCGTCGTATCAGCATTGCCGAGGGCTTTATCGAAGGGTGTCTCTGCATGCTGGGGGTTCGCCTTCAGATGGATCCAGAGGTTGAAAAACAACGATTTGAAAAAAGTGCTAGTGCGTGTCGCAAAAACTGCGCTACGCTGGTATGAGTTGAATTTCTGACCTCAACGAAGAGGCTCCCGCGAGGGGGCCTTTTTTCTTACCCCGTTCAGGGGAAAAGTTAATAAAACAGGGCTTTCGCAGCGATAAAAGGCTATGCAATTTACCACCTGTTTTATGCACGATTTATTCACTCATTTTTGTTCGTTTCGGACAGCTTATCTTGCGTAAACACGCCTTTCGCCACTAATCAGTGGTGAGTGCCGATCGCGTAGTACCGATAACGTACATTATGTTAAATCAGGCCGTTTTTTAACAAATTATGGGGGTTGGGATGGATGCGGCAATCATCTGCGCTTCAGGCCCCTCCCTCACTATCGCTGACTGCGCTGCGGCATGCGGTTCTGGCCTCCCGGTCATCGCGGTTAACTCATCATGGCGTGCGGCACCGGGTTGCACTCACATCTACGCGGGCGACCTTCGCTGGTGGGATATGAACATCCCCGCGCTACCTGATGGGCCTGAGCGCTGGACATGCAACCGCAGGGCGCACACCAGGCATGGTCTGAACCTCTTCCCGACTGATACCAGTGGCACGTTTAATTCCGGGCAGAGGGCGATTCTGTTTGCCCACTGGCTGGGCGCAAAGCGCATCATCCTGCTGGGCTTCGACTGCTCCATCACAAATGGCAGCCACTGGCATGGCGACCACACCTGCCTGGACAACCCGACAGCGGCGAATGTGAAGCGCTGGCACGGAGAGTTTGCTCGCGTCGCGCAGCTGCTTCGCGGGAAGGTCAATATCACCAACAGCAGCCGCCAGACGGCGCTTAACTGCTTTCGGCGTCAGTCACTCGATGAGGCGCTACGCGAGGCCACATGCTGAATGTACCCCTTTTCATTGAGGGCATGCTGGGGATGGGTGACAACATCTACCAGCGTGCTTTCGTCCGCCAGCTGCCAGCTGGCTCGTTTATCAAAACGCCCTGGCCGGAGCTGTACGAGGATTTACCCGTCCGCCCGGTGCGCAGCAACACGACGCTGAGAACTCAGCGGAAGAACGAGCACCGCACGCAATCGGTATTCCACCCGCTGCCAGATATGCGCCAGACAAAGCGCATTTTCTACGGGCCAGACCATCTGCGGTGCGGGTCGATATTCGACGCAATGCGCCAGCAGTTCGGCACGGAGCCAGCAGAGCTGGATCTCCCTTCCTTCGGCCCTGCGGAGTTTACGCACGAAAAGCCGATTGCGGTCATCCGCCCGGCTACCGTCCGATCAGAATGGCGCAGCGATTCGCGCAATCCGGACCCTGATTACCTGCTGAAGGCTTCCCGCATCCTGCGTAAGCATTTCTGCGTGATCAGCGTGGCCGATTTGCAGGACGGCGAGGAATGGGCCGTCGGCGAGCTGCCAGAAGCTGATCTGCGGCTTCATGGTGGTGAGCTTGGTTTCAAATCGCTGATGCGCCTTGTTGAGCATGCTGCTGTGGTGGTAACGCCTGTTGGCTGGGCTCTGCCCGCAGCGATTGCCTACAAAACACCTGTCTACGTTGTAGCGGGCGGGCGTGGCGGCCACAACGCCCCGGAAATCGTTACCGATCCGGCGATGGACCTGTCGCGGGTTGGCTGGGCCATCCCTGACAACTACTGCCGCTGTGAAGAGTGGGACCACCACTGCGACAAGCGGATCTCCCATTTCACTAACAAATTAGAGGCCTGGCTCCATGAAGTCGTTTTATCAGGAACTGGAACGCGGGCTGGTGTTTCTGCCTGAGCTGGGGATCGGTCGATTTCCGGTACCGCCAGCAAGGCCGTATAACTCGCAATATTTTGCAAAGTATCAGGCTTATGCCGATACGGAGACCGGGCATGCGCTGACGCAGGCGCGTATCGATCTTGTAGCTCGCCATTACCGCGGTCTGGTACTCGATGTGGGAATCGGGGCCGGACAGTTCGTGTCCACGCGAGCGGAAACGGTGGGCTACGACGTCAACCCTGCTGGGGTTTCCTGGCTGAAGGATAACGGATGTTTCGTTGATCTCTACGCTGAAGGCGCTCCAGCGCTGACGTTCTGGGATAGCCTGGAGCACATCGACGACCCGGTTTGCGCAGTTCAGCAGGCCGGACAGTTCGTGTTTGTCTCTATCCCGATTTTCAAGGATGCCGAAGACATTCTGGCATCACACCACTACAAGAAAGATGAGCATATCTGGTACTTCACCGATGAGGGCTTGCGGCGCTGGTTTGCGGAGCAGGGCTTCGAATGTGTGGAGCACAATGAGATCGAGTGCGAGCTCGGGCGCAAAGGGGTTGGTACTTACGCTTTCAGGCGTTTCTGAGTTGACCCTCATTTTGCCCGCTTCGGCGGGCGCTTTTTTACATCACAGCACCCCGACCCCGGAGGTGTGGAATGCAACGTATGAACCCAACAAATGGACATGACCTGCCGTACTGGTGGTCAGCTGCTTTAGGGTTGTTCTCTTTGCTTAGCCTGCAGGATTACGTATTTATTATCGGTGCCCTCGTATCGGCGTTTTTCACGATAAAAACTTATTACGCAAAACGCAAAGAAGAGCGTGAGCGTATGGCAGAGGAAAGAAAAAGAACCCAGCTGCTGGCGAACTATCTATCTGATGTAGGTAAAAAACCCCACTCCGATCGTCCGGCTGCAGCCGAGGTTGTAACGGAGGCTATGCGGAGAATTTCCAGTGGCACAATTGAAACTGAGTAAGAAAAGCGGAGCGACCGGGATTGTTTGCTCGGTCGCTACGATTATCGCAATAGTGGTCAATGCGGGGCACGTTCGAACCAATGAACGTGGTCTGGAGCTAATCGGGAATGCAGAATCTTGTCGACGTGACCCTTATGTTTGCCCCGCTGGTGTGCTCACCGATGGCATGGGCAACACCCATGGCGTTAAACCCGGCACAGTTAAAAACGACCAGCAGATCGCGGCGGAATGGGAAAAAAATATCCTCGATGCTGAGTCCTGTGTGAACCGCTACGGGAATGGACGCAAGCTGTCTGACAATACTTTTTCAGCAGTTGTATCGGTAACTTTTCGTGCTGGCTGCGGGAATATGCGCACCTCCACGATGTTCTCTCTTCTAAGAAGTGGGGACATCACGGCGGCATGCAACCAGTTCCCTCGCTGGGTATGGGGTGGCGGCAAGGTTCTTCCTGGTCTGGTCACTCGTGCCGGGAAAGAAGAAGCGCTCTGTCTGGATGGGCTGAAATGATCACCATAGCCGATATCAAAGCCTCATGGCGTCTGATACTGCTGGTGGCCGTTATTGCGATAGTCGCCGTGCTGTGTGTCCTGCTGGCAAACAGCCGCTCTGACGTTGCTACGCTGAAGAGTGATAATGACGTTCTGCGCAGTGATAACACCTTACAGGGGACGGTTATCGCTGCACAGGCTTTCAACTTCAACCGGTTTAACCAGGTTGCCGAAAACGCCAGCCGATTAAACTCACTGATTGATGCCAGCTCCGATAAAACCGTTATCGAGTATCGGGAGATCCTCCGCCGTGAAAAAACCTGTGATCTGCCTGTTCCTGCTGATGTCGCTGGTGGGCTGCTCAGCTACGCGAACAGTTTACGTGCCAGCGCAATGCACGCCGATCCCGGGGACGCTGACGCAGCCAGTGATAGCGCCACTACCACCAGCGCGCTGACGTATTGCCAGGCTGTTCTCTGGATCAAGCCGCTGCTGGCCGCCATCGAAAAAGCGAATAACCAGCTGGCGGGCATCCGTCAAATCGAGCAGGACAGGCAATAGCATTACAGAAGCTCTTCACTGAGGGGCTTCGATAATGACCTGACACATGGAAAAACAAATGACTAAGAAGCTGAAAGCGAAGCACGAGGTGTTTTGCCGCGAGTTTCTTGTCGATCTGAATGCCACCCAAGCCGTCATTCGTGCGGGGTACTCCGCTAAGCGAGCGCATGTTACAGGTGCTGAGCTTTACGGTAGACCAGAAATACGCGCCCGCATCAACGAGCTAAAGCAGGAACGTATCGACCAGTTGGGCATCGACGCGAATTATGTGCTGATGCGGCTAGTGGAGATCGACAAGCTCGATGTGGCCGACATCCTCGAAGACGATTTAAGCGTTAAGCCGCTCTCTGAGTGGCCGGAGTCCTGGCGTCGGTACCTCAGCGGGTTCAATCTCGCGGAAATGTTTGAGGGCCGTGGGGATGATCGAGAGATGGTTGGCATTCTCAAAAAGATTAAGTGGCCCGACAAGGTCAAAAACCTTGAGCTGCTTGGTCGCCACGTCTCTATTCAGGCGTTTAAAGACAATGTTAAGAGCGAGATAACCGGCGCTGATGGTGGTCCAGTCAGAACTGAAACAACCAACTTAACGCCAGAGCAAGCAGCAGAGGCGTATAAAAAAATGATGGGTTAGATATGCCTTTACCGTTTCCTTTTGATTTCAAAAAACCTGACTACGTGCAGGTTTTCGAATGGCGAATGGAGCGACTGGAGAGGATCCGCAAAGACCCCGCCATGCTGGCAACCCTGAAGCAGTTTTATCGTACCAATCCAGCCCAGTTCATCATTGACTGGGGTATGACGACCGACCCGCGTAACCTCGACTACGGCCTGCCGGTGACCATTCCGTTTTTGCTCTTCCCAAAACAGGAAGAGTGGATCCACTGGATTATGGAACGCTGGGGCAATCGGGAGAACGGGATAACGGAAAAATCCCGTGAAATGGGGCTCAGCTGGACGGCGATAGGGATGGCCTGCTCACTCTGTCTCTTCAACAAAGAGATGGTGATCGGTTTCGGCTCCCGTAAAGAGGAATATGTCGACAGTACTGGCGATCCTAAAGCGTTGCTCTGGAAAGCGAGAAAGTTTATCGAAACGCTGCCCGTTGAGTTTCGTGGTGGCTGGAATGAGAAGAAAAACTCGCGGTTTATGCAGGTAGAGTTCCCCGAAACCGGGGCCATTATCAAAGGTGAGGCTGGCGATAACATTGGCCGTGGTGACCGTACCACACTTTATCTGGTGGATGAGTCTGCTTTCCTTTTGCGCCCGCAACTGATTGACGCAGCGCTGTCGCAAACGACCCGCTGCCGTATTGACCTCTCCTCCGTTAACGGGATGGGTAACCCTTTCGCTCAGAAGCGCCACGGCGGCAAAATCCCCGTGTTTACATTCCACTGGCGTAGCGATCCGCGCAAGGATGACGAGTGGTACCGCAACGAATGCGACAAAATCGACAATCCGGTTGTTGTCGCTCAAGAGCTGGATCTGAACTACTCCGCATCTGCTGAAGGTGTTCTCATCCCCGCCGAGTGGGTGCAGGCGGCTATTGATGCCCATATCAAACTGGGTATCAAACCGACAGGCAGACGCCAGGGGGCTCTGGATATTGCTGATGAGGGGCGGGATAAAAACTCTTATTCAGCCCGGTATGGTTTCCTCCTGGAGGATGTCCAGGAATGGTCTGGTAAGGGTAGCGATATCTTCTCAACTGTTGAGCGTGCGTTCGGACTTTGCGACATGGCAGCCGTGGAAGAGCTGCGCTTCGATGAAGATGGGCTGGGGGCTGGTGCTCGCGGCGATGCAAGGGTTATCAACGAACAGCGCAGAGCGAATCGCCGTGCGGCAATTCTCGCCACACCGTTTCGCGGCAGTGGTTCGGTATTTGACCCTGAGGGGGAAGCAGTGCCGGGGGACAACGCCCGGACTGCTCGCCTGAACAAGGATTTCTTTGCAAACGCCAAGGCACAAAGCTGGTGGCATTTACGCAAGCTGTTCCGCAACGTTTATCGCGCGGTGGTAGAGGGCAAACCCTACAACCCCGACGAAATAATCTCTCTTTCCAGCAGCATTTCCTGCCTGGACAAACTGGTCACTGAGCTGTCCCAGCCGACGTTCTCCATCAATGGCGTCGGCAAGATGGTTATTGATAAACAGCCTGACGACACGAAGTCGCCGAACAATGCTGACTCAGTGATGATCAACTATGCGCCGATGAATGCGGCACTGAATATCTGGGAAAGACTCGGGAGACAGGCTTAATGGCGAAACAAAAGCAAGGCGGCCAGCGGAAAGCAGTAGCTACCGCTGACAGCATTGAGAACTTTGTCGCCCGGGTGGGGATGCAAGCACCTAACCAGCACGCAGCGTCAACGTATCGACCGAATTTTACCAGCCGCAACCGACTGCTGGTGGAGTGGGCGTATCGTTCTTCGTGGATTGTTGGCGAGGCGGTTGATGCCATACCGGACGACATGACCCGTAAGGGGATTCGCATCACCTCTGAAATTGATGCAAAAGACCGCGGCATTATCGAGTCACAGTTCGATGATTTGCAGCTGTGGGACGCGCTCAACGATGTGCTGAAGTGGTCGCGTCTATATGGCGGTGCCGTGGGCTTCATCATGATTGAAGGTCAGGCGCCAATGACGCCGCTCAGGCTCGAGACCATCGGCAAAGGCAAGTTCAAAGGCATTCTGCCGCTCGACCGCTGGATGATTAACCCGGTGCTGACCCGTCGCATTAAAGAGATGGGGCCGGACTTGGGCAAACCTGAATTTTACGATGTGGTGACCACCGCGACAGGTATCCCTTCCTGGCGTATCCATCACAGTCGCCTGATTCGATTTGACGGCGTCACGCTACCTTTCCAGCAGAAAATGACCGAGAACGAATGGGGCATGTCCGTTGTGGAGCGTATCTGGGACCGGCTCACTATTTTTGATAGCGCGACTATGGGCGCCGGGCAGCTCGTCTACAAAGCACACCTGCGTACCTATGGCGTGGAGAAACTCCGTGAGTTGATCGCCTTTGGCGGCCCGGCCTACGATGCGCTGCTGAAGCAAATCGACCTGATCCGGCAGTTCCAGAGTAACGAGGGGATGACTCTCAAAGATAACAGCGACACCTTCGAAACCCATCAGTACAGCTTCGCAGGCCTGGACGACATTCTTGCTCAGTTCGCCGAGCAGATCAGCGGAGCGGTAGGTATTCCGCTGGTACGCCTGCTTGGTCAGTCTCCGAAGGGCTTTTCCACTGGCGATGCAGACCTGGCGAACTATTACGACCGGGTGAGCTCGTTGCAGGAGCGCCGGTTGCGGCAGCCGTTACGACGGATTATCGACATCATCTACCGTTCAGAGCTTGAGCAAGCCCTACCGGATGATTTCACGTTCGAGTTTAACCCTCTCTGGCAGATGTCTGATGTGGACCGTTCAACTGTGGCCGTCAATACCACCGCGGCAATAGTCAACGCGCTGGATGCCGGGCTGCTGACGCCAAAAGCCGCGATGACTGACCTGCGCGAAACTTCCGATGTTACTGGCATCGGCGCATCTATCACCGACGAGGATATCGAGAATGCCGAAGACGAAGCGCCTCCAGGCCTCGGCGAACTTGAAAACCCGAAGCCAGAGTCGACAAGCGGAGATCCGATATCGAACCAACCTACGCAGGATAGCGCGGACGGTCGGCGACATCGTAAATGGCCGCTACGATGGTTCAAATGACAGCGTCACAGAAATCATGGAAGCCCTCGAGCGTTATAGCGAAATCATAACGCCCTGGGCGACTAAAGTGGCGGAGTCATTCACCGCAGACCTCACCCGGCAGAACGACAAAGTGTGGCGGCAGCATAGCAAGAACATCAGTCGCGAGCTCCGCAATCTGGTGGAAAGCGCCCCGGTTGGCCAGGTGATGCAGTCCATCATCGCGGAGCAGGTGAAATACATCAAATCTCTGCCTCTCGAGGCCGCAGACAGAGTGTACGACATCCAGAACAAAGCGATAGAGGCCGTGGTCACTGGCGGCCGGGCGGAGCAGTTCGCTAAAGAAATTGCATCCACTGGCGACGTTGCAAAGTCCAGGGCCGATCTGATTGCCCGAACGGAACTGGGAAGAGCAACGGGCGCGCTGGATATGACCCGAGCGATGGCTATTGGTTCTATCGGGTATATCTGGCGAACGGCAGATGATGGCGATGTCAGACATTCGCATGCGGAGATGGAAGGCAAATTTGTTGAGTGGGGCAAGCCTCCAACGCTGGACGGCATGACCGGCCATGCGGGCGAGCTGCCAAACTGCCGCTGCTATAAAGAGATCGTGTTTGCTCGCGTTCCATTCGCAATGAAAAGGGCAGCATAACCCATGAAATACTTTTTTGAGACCAGGCTCGGGGAAACCCGATACCGCCTGGCGGATGGCTCATTGCTTTGCAAAGACGTGCCCGTAGCGCGAACCGGAAAGCAACTCTACGGCGCAGCCGACCTACCCAACCTTATTCCTGATGCCTTTGGCGAGATTGTTGTCAGTCGCTCGCCAGAGCATGTCTTCGACCCGGCGACCCTGGCGTCTTTCGAGGGCATGAGTATCACCGTTCTCCACCCGGAGGACGAAAACGGCAATGTGCAGTTGGTCAACCCTGCGAACTGGAAAGAGCTCGCGGTGGGCCACCTGCAGAATGTTCGTCGTGGGACAGGTGAACAGTCCGATCTGATGATTGCCGACATCATTATCAAAGACGAATACGCCATTCAGATGGTCGAAGACGGCCTCCGACAGGTGTCGTGTGGTTACGACGCGGAGTACGAACAGACCGAGCCAGGTAAAGCCGAGCAGGTAGAAATTACAGGTAACCATGTGGCTCTTGTCCCCAAGGGCAGAGCCGGAAATCGTTGTGCAATTGGAGACAGAGACACAATGGCAAATCAAAAGAAAAACTGGTGGACACGCATGCGCGCTGCCATCAAAACCGGGGATGCCGACACCATGAACGAATTGGTGGAGTCGGCTCCAGCATCGGTTACAGGTGATGAAGGGGATTTGCCGCAGGGCGTAAATCTCAATATCAACCTGTCGCCACAACACCCTCTACCGGATAAAGATCCTGAAATGGGGGGCACGAAAACAGGAGATGGCGACGATGATGTCGTTACGCTGCTGAAAGCGCTGCTGGCTAAACTGAGCGCAGGCCCTACGGGCGACAATGATAATCCGGATGATAAAAAAGGTCCTACCGCCGACGGTGAAGACGACGAAGAGGAAGCCGTGATTACTGGCGACTCAGCGTATCGCGCCGAAGTTATTCTGCCAGGCGTCGATCTGAGTCGTAAGATGAAGCCTACAGCGTTCAAACGCGAAGTTTTGTCCACCGCCGACAAGAAGTTGGTTCGTCAGGTTGTCGGCGATGCCGATATTCGCAAGCTGCCGAAACAGTCGGTAGAAATGGCTTTCAATGCGGTTTCCGAGCTGGCAAAAGGCCGCAATACGCGCACCGCAACGGGCGATGCCTCCCGCGCTACGATCACCACTCCTAACATTTCCGACCTGAATAAAGCTAACGCTGATTTCTGGGCTAAAAAAGGATAATTCACGATGACTGCATATCTGTACCGGATGCCCGTAGGCATCGCCGGGGCGATTTCACGCCCTCAGGATCTGACCACCGAGCCGGTCATCCTAAAATCCGCTGACGCCTTCCCAGCCTATGGTCTGGCAGGCAAATACGATGCGGATGGTTATTTTGTCCCGCTTGATGACGGCGATACTGCTGACAAAGTGAAGGGCATTTATGTGCGTCCGTATCCAACGACCTCTACACCGGATATGGTCCGTCAGGTTGGCACCGACAAAAACTTCCCGGGTGATGCGCTGAAGCGCGGCTATATGACCATCAACCTGGGTAATGATGCGACCACCATTAAAAAAGGCGCTCCGGTGTACGTCGTGATTTCTCTCGACTCCACCATTGATGTGCCGCTTGGCGGTTTCTCAGCAGCGAACATCGCCGGAAAGACAGTAGCTCTTCCGAATGCTGAGTTCACCGGTGCTGGCGATGCCGACGGCAACGCTGAAATCTCCTGGAAGATTTAAGGAATAAATAACATGCCAATGATTACTTTTGACCAGGCGACGGTAGACGGCTCTGGTGCCTTTCTTGTCGGCGAACTGGAGCGTCTTGACCAGGGATTAAACCTCCCGCTGGTGGGATACACCTGGACCCGCGATATCCAGCTGCGTGAAGACGTCTCTATCGCAGATGACATTTCCAGCTGGACTAACACCAGCTTTGGCGCTGCCGGTACTGGTGCGAATCCGAACGGTAAAAACTGGGTTGGTAAAGACTCCACCGCCATTGCTGGGGTGAACGTCGATATCGGCAAAGACGGCAATCCGCTGAACCTGTGGGGTATGGAGCTGGGCTGGACCATTATCGAACTGAAAGCCGCTGAACAGGTTGGTCGCCCAATCGATACCCAGAAATACGAAGGTATGCAGCTCAAGTGGCAGATGGACAACGACGAGCAAGTTTATGTCGGTGATTCCTCGCTGAACTTGAAAGGGCTGGCAACGTTAAACGGCATCCCAGTAAATAACGCGGCCAAAACGTGGGCGCTGTCTACTCCGGATGAAATCCGTGCCAGCATTAACCAGGTGCTGTCGGATGCCTGGGCTGCCTCAGGCTATTCAATGGTACCCCGCGATCTGCTAATCCCGCCGGAGCAGTTTGCTCTGCTGTCCAGCATCATCGTGTCTTCAGCGGGTAACCAGTCCCTGCTTACTTACCTCCAGACCAACACCATTAGCTATCACCAGAATGGCGTTCCGCTGAACATCCGCGCGGTTAAGTGGCTGAAAGGTCGTGGTGTTGGCGGCAAGGATCGCATGGTTGCCTACACCAACGATAAGAAATACGTCCGCTATCCGCTGGTACCGCTGCAGAGCGTGCCTGTGCAGTACCGCGGTCTGTATCAGATTGTCACCTACTACGGCAAGCTGGGTGCTATCGAACCTGTGTATAAAGAAACGCTGTCCTACGTGGACGGTATCTGATAACCAGAATGGCCCCTTTTATGGGGCCTGAAGGACTTTCCAAATGGCAAAAGAAAAACTGGTTTCGATCCTTGTCCATACCCCTTTCAAGTTGACGCTGGCGGATGGCACGGCGACCGAATACACCAAAGGTCTCCACTACGTACCGGAAGAGCATGCCGGACACTGGTTTACCCAGGCTCATGCGGAATTGACGGACCAAGTTAACGCTGACGATGGCGAAGATCTGCAGAAGCTTAAGGATGCACTTGCCCAACGTGATGAGCAACTTAAGGCGAACCAGGACACAATCGATGCCCTGAATTTGCAGATTGAAGACCTTAACGCGCAACTGGCGGCATCGCTGATCGGCGGTGAAGGGGGCAAAAATGCCGAAAAACCAATCTCTGCCAACCGTAAGTGATTTTCGGCGTGACTTTCCCCAGTTTGCTGACCCCGTTAAATACCCTGAACCACAAATCCAGTTCCGTCTGAACCTAGCTGATATACAGCTGATTGGTGAAGGTACGACTGGAAAGCAGCTCTTTCCGTATTTTGCTGAGCTGTATGTCGCGCATTACATGGTGCTCTGGGCTGCTGATAGTCGGGCGATGCTCGCTGGCGGTCCGGGAGGTTCAACTAATGGGGTCCAGTCCTCTAAGTCAGTGGATAAGGTTAGTGTTAGTTATGACACTGGCGCGACGCTTAACCCTGATGCTGGGTTCTGGAATAACAGCCGTTATGGTGCAGAACTGTATCAGCTAATCACCATGTTTGGCGCAGGCGGTCGCCAGCTATGAAAAGCGGCGTAACGATTCGTGCCGATAATGCTCAGGCTATTCTTGATGCGCTCAAGTCGCTAACCAAAAAGGATGTGCTGGTCGGTATCCCTTCGGAAGACAGTGAGCGTGATGATGTTCCGTTTGGCAATGCCGGGATCGGTTACGTCAACGAATACGGCTCACCGGCGCAAAACATCCCCCCACGACCGCACCTGGTCCCCGGTGTTAAATCGGTAGAAGAACAGACGGTGCCGCAGCTCAAAGCAGCGGCGCAGGCTGCGCTTGATGGTAATGCGGATGGCGCTGAAAGAGCTCTCAACCAGGCGGGTACGCTGGCTGCTAACGGTGTCAGGCGTTACATGACCATTACCGGTTTTACGCCGCTTGCTGATAGCACCGTTGAAGCACGCGCGCGTCGCGGGCGTAAAGGGGCGAAAGCGGAGCTTGCCCGCCGCGCTGCTGGCGAGCCCCCCGGAACCGATCTGGTGAAACCGCTAATCGACACCGGGCAGTACCGCAGAGCCATTACCCACGTTGTGAGGGATAAAGATGCCGACTCTTGATGTAACAGATGTGCTTTTTGACCCCGATTTTTGCGACTTCAACCTGTGGGTAACGCGTCGCGCACAAACGGTGGACGAGGACGGGATCGGCAGCGACAGCGAAGTTAAAACGCAGTTTGGAGGGGTTGTTACCGTTGACCGCTCTCTTGAAAACCGCCGCATGCAGGCCGGGCAGGTTATCAGCGGGGCGATTTTAATCGTGACGACTGAGCGACTCACGCAGGGGCAGACTGGCCGTGATGCCGATATCGTGACGTATCAGAACCGGGATTATCGTGTGACGTTCGTCGACCCGTATACCGCTTACGGTGCTGGCTTCGTCCAGGCACATTGCGAACTGTTGCCGTTTGATGGGGGTACTCCCGTTGAGCAATAACACCAGCACACAGCGCGGCTGGCTGACACCCACCAGCGGCGATCCGGATTATGACGAAGCGCTAGACAGGCTGTTAAGCCAGTGGATGCGCAACGTTTCCGGCTTGCCTGCTGGGATGGTTCGCCCGCGCTGGCAGAAAGATCAGCCGCCACTGCTGCCAGTTGAAACGAACTGGTGCGCGTTTGGCATCATCGAATGGCCCATTGATAACAGCCCCGCATTCACTCAACAGACCGATACCGGAACACAGCTCTGGCGGCATGAGGATTTTGTCGCTATGGCGTCGTTCTACGGCCCGGGGGGGATGCAAATTGCTTCGCGATTCCGTGACGGAATATCGGTTGAGCAAAACAACGCCGAGCTGAACCAGTCGGATCTCTCGCTCGTTGACTATGGCGATATTGTCCCTTTCCCCGAGCTTATTAACCAACAGTGGGTGCGCCGTTACGACATGAAAGTGCGGCTGCGCCGGAAAGTGGTTCGAGAGTACAACATCCTGGCGCTGCAAGATGCGCCCGTTTCATTCTTCGGAGAGTAAATTATGCCGCAGGGATTACCTGTATCTAACGTCGTTAATGTCGACGTGATCATTGGGCCGCGTGCGGCTACTGGTCGAAATTTTGGTTCGCTGCTCATTCTCGGGAGCTCAACGGTTATCCCGGTTTCTGAGCGTATTCGCCTCTACTCATCCCCTGAAGATATCGGCTCTGATTTCGGCGTGGATAGCCCGGAATATGAAGCCGCTACGGTGTATTTCTCACAGTCACCGAAACCTCAGCAGGTGTATGTCGGTCGCTGGGCTAAAACGCTGGTATCGGCTGAAAGCGGTTCGACGGAAACGCTGCTGCAGGCGGTGAACGCCGTTCTGAATTACACGAACTGGTACGGTCTGGCCGTGGCTGACGATGAAGATATCGACGATGCCGACTGGCTGAGCGTGGCCGCTGCGATCGAGGCCTCCAGTCTCAGCCGAATTCTGGCGATTACCACTGCAGAGCCTGAGACGGTAAACGCGACCTCCACTACCGACCTGGCTTATAAGCTGAAGGCGGCAAAATACGCTCGCACGTTTGTGCAATATTCCACCAGCAGCAAGTACGCCGCACTGTCTGCATTTGGTCGCGCGTTCACGGTGAATTTCAACGGCAGCAACACCACCATTACCCTGAAATTCAAGCAGGAGCCGGGGGTCACCTATGAAACCCTGACCACCAATCAGGCGGCGGCGCTGGATGCCAAAAACTGCAACGTATTTGTGTACTACCAGAACGACACGGCCATCCTGCAGCAGGGCGTAATGTCCAGTGGTGATTTCTTCGATGAACGCCACGGGCTCGACTGGCTGCAGAACTACGTTCAGACCAACCTGTACAACCTGCTCTACACCAGTACAACCAAAGTCCCACAGACCGATGCTGGCGTTACGCGCCTGCTTTCCAACGTTGAACAGTCGATGGATCAGTCCGTCACGAACGGGCTGGTGGCTGCTGGCGTATGGAACGGTGGTCCGATTGGGCAGCTGGATTCCGGCGACACGCTGACAAAAGGCTATTACGTCTACGCGCAGCCGATTTCCGAGCAGGCGCAGGCAGACCGTGAAGCACGTAAGGCACCGGTTATTCAGGTGGCCTGTAAGCTGGCGGGTGCGGTTCATTTTGCTGATGTGCAGATCAACGTCGTTCGCTAAGGAGAACATGAATGGCTACTTATTCTTTTATGGACGTCACGGCGTCCCTCTCCGGCCCAACCGGCGAGATTGATCTGGGCTACGGTTCCGCCAGTTCAGAGGAGGGGATCACCGTTGCAATGGGCGGCCCCAAAAATACCATGACCATCGGCGCTGACGGCGAAGTGATGCACAGCCTGCACGCTGATAAAAGCGGCACGGTAACCGTCAACTTGCTGAAGACCTCGCCGACAAACAAAAAGCTGTCGCTGGCGTACAACGCGCAGAGTCAGTCCTCAGGCACCTGGGGAAACAACGTCATTGTGATCCGAAACAAGGTGAGCGGAGACATTATCACGGCGCGCAGCGTGGCGTTCCAGAAACAGCCGGATAACGCCAACGCTAAAGCCGGTAATACGATGCCCTGGGTGTTTGACTGCGGCAAAATCGACCAGGTTCTCGGAGAGTTTTAACAGATGGAATGCTCAATCAAAGGCCACGATTACCGCGTGGCAAAACTCAGCGTTTTTGACCAGCTGAAAGTGACCCGCAAACTGCTGCCGGTGCTGGCGGGCATGATGTCAGATTTCGGGAGCATTCGCTCCCACCTGCCTGCTGATGGCAAAATCGACACCGTGAAATTCGAACAGCTGAAACCGGTGTTTGAAACCCTGCTCCCGCGTATCGCTGAGGAACTGTCTTCCCTGACTGAGGAAGATACCAACGCGATTATTCATCCGTGCCTGGCCGTGGTATCACGCAAGCACATGGACGGATGGACGCCGGTATTCAACAGCGGTCAGTTGATGTTCGATGATATCGACCTGCTGACCATGCTGCAGCTGGTGGCGCGGGTGGTCGCCGATTCACTGGGAAATTTTTTGCCCGTGAGCCCTACCAGCGCGACGCCGGGCCAGCCTCAGGGTTAACCCTCAACAGCCTGCCTGACGGGCTGTCTTATCTCCTTGACCCGGTTGACGCCGGGTTAATCCCTTATTACGCGCTGAAGGATGGATCAGTTGATCTGTGCGATATCGCGCTGATGAATGACCACCTGGCCGTTAAGGCAGACAACCAGCGGCGTATTGAGAAATGGAGAGCGGATAATGAACGCTGAGACTATTAAAGATTTCCTCGTCTCGCTCGGTTTCGATATCGACGAAGCGGGTGCGTCAAAATTCGACTCAGTTCTCGCAGGTACGACCGCAAACGCCATCAAAATGGGGCTGGCAGTCGAAGGTGCCGCGCTTACCGTGGTGGCCTTTACGGCTAAGATCGCCTCCGGTCTGGATAATCTCTACTGGGCGTCACAGCGCACCGGCGCGACGGTTCAGGGGATTCAGTCTATTGGCTATGCGGTTTCGCAGGTGGGCGGCAGCGTGGACGCGGCGCGCACCTCTCTGGAAAGTCTCTCCCGGTTTGTTCGTAACAATCCCGGCGCGGAAGGTTTCCTGAATCGCCTGGGCGTACAGACCCGTGACGCCAGCGGCAACATGCGCGACATGGCCGCTATCTTTACGGGCGTCGGCCAGAAGCTCAGCAGCATGCCGTACTACCGGGCTAACCAGTATGCGCAGATGCTGGGCATTGACGAAAATACCCTGATGGCGATGCGCCGGGGTGTGGGCGGTTTCTCCGGGCAGTACAGCGCAATGGCGAAAGCTATCGGCTTCAATGCTGACGAGGCGGCCAGAAGCTCCAACAAATTCATGACCTCCCTGCGCGAGTTCGGCGCGATGGCAGGCATGGCCCGTGACAAAATCGGCTCTAATCTTGCTGGTGGTCTGGCGGGTTCGCTGGACACGCTGCGCCGCCACATCCTGGATAACTTTCCGCGCATTGAGCAGACCCTGACGAAAGCCATAAAAGGCATTCTGGCGCTCGGGGACATCATCGGGCGGCTGTTCTTCAGGCTTATTGAGGGGACATCCAGCCTTATCACCTGGTGGCAATCGCTGGATAAGCAAACGCGGGAGCTCATCTCGCTGTTTGGCGCGCTGACGATTGCGCTGCGCATTCTGAACAGTACGTTCTGGATGTCGCCGATTGGCCTCATTACCGCGCTGGCGGCGGGGATTGCCCTCCTGTGGGAGGACTATCAGACCTGGAAGGAAGGCGGCGATAGCCTGATTGACTGGGGCAAGTGGAAGCCGGAAGTCGACGCCGCACTGAAGATGGTTCGTGACCTTAAAACCACCGTTAACGACCTGGCGAAAGCGCTGGCGAAGCTGCTCAACATTGACCCCAAATCGTGGTCCCTGAAGTGGGATTTTAGCAACTTCATCGATCAGATGGGTGAGTTCAGCAAAATGCTGAACATGATCGCCGACCTGCTCAACGCCATTAAAGATGGCCGCTGGGCTGATGCCGCCAGCATCGGCAAACAGATGCTTAATCAGGGCAGCGAAAATCCGTCAGCGATGCCGATGGTAACAGACAGCGCCAACGGTACCGCCGACTGGATTAAAGAGCACTGGGGATTCGATCCTCGCAGCGTGGGCCGAACGGTGCGCGGCTGGTTTGGTGAGGATGACCCTGAACAGCTCGGCCAGTCAGTAAAGCGGCCACAGCCAACCAAAGCGGGCTCTGAGCTGCTGGGATGGATGCAGCCGATGCTTACCAACCTGGAACAGCTCTACCGGCTTCCGGAGGGGTTATTGCGCAGCGTGGCCATAACGGAATCGGGTGGTAATCAGTTCGCCGTTTCAGGCGCTGGCGCTAAAGGTCTGTTTCAGTTTATGGACGGCACGGCGCGCGACATGGGGCTGCGCGGGAATGATGTTTTCGACCCGGAGAAGGCCGCGCAGGCAGCCGCAAAGTATCTCTCACAGCTGCTGCAGGCGAACGGCGGTGACCTGAGCAAGGCGCTGGCCTCTTATAACTGGGGGATCGGGAACGTGCAGAAGCACGGGATGGCCCTTATGCCTCAGGAAACCCGCAACTACATTCCGAAGGTGTTAAGCAACATGCCCGCGCCCGGTGCTCAGGTACAGCAACAGAATACCTATCACATCTACGGTGGAGGTGACCCGCGTTCTGTCGGTACCGAGGTCGAGCGTCGGCAGCAGTCGGCAAACGCCCAGGTTATGCGCGGCAATCAAACGAAGGTGGGCTAATGGATATTCTCTCAACTCTCTTTCAACAGCAGACCCGAAAAATAGGGATGATAGTCCCCAGCGTGGTTGTTTCTGAGAAGCACACCGACACGCTGGAGATAACCGAACACCCTGTCGAGGTTGGGGCCGCCATCGCCGACCATGCCTACAAAAAACCGTCTGAAGTGGTGATGGAGGTCGGTTTCGCTGGTGGCGGATCGCTGCTGGATTTTGCCAGTAATCTGACGGCCACCAGCCTGCTCGGTCTGAGTCCCCAGCAGACGTATCAGGAGATACTCGACCTGCAGGCGAGCCGTATCCCTTTCGATGTGGTAACCGGCAAACGGCTGTACAGCAACATGCTAATCCGCGCGCTGGAAGTGACGACAGACAAGACAACCGAAAACGTCCTGTCTGCCGTCCTCACCCTGAGGGAGGTTCTTATCTCGCAGACGCAGCAGATCACCGTCGCGGATAAAACCAACATGAAGGACGGGGCCAGCACGTCGGCGGTACTGAATACCGGCAACAAAACCACAAAGCCGCCAAATACCTCGCTGCTGAAAAGCATCACGGGTAACGCGGCGTCATTACTGGGACTCGGCTAATGGCAATTCAGGAAATCCCGCTGACAGCGGATAACCAGCAATTCAGCATCATCCTGGCAGGTACCACCTGGCGGATTAGCATCACCTGGCGCGATCTGTACTGGATTTTGGACCTGCAGAACGACAGAGGGGAGCCGGTAATCTCCGGTATTCCTCTCGTAACGGGGGCTGACCTGCTGGCGCAGTACGGCTATATGGGGCTCGGCTTTAAGCTGGTGGTGGTCTGTGACGACAGCACACAGGATTATCCGACGAAAACCGACCTGGGCGGCCGCAGTCATTTACTGGTATCAACGGAGTAAGCATGTCACAGAACTGGATGAGACATTTCGAGCTGCAGCTCGTGGACGAGAACGGGCAGGGTATCGAGCTCAGCGATTTTAAAGTGAACTTTACGATCGACTGGTTCAACATCAGCAGCGCGTCACGGGTGGGAACATTCAAAATCTACAACCTCTCGGCAGATACGGTGAACCGCATCACCGGGCAGGAGTTTTCGAAAGTGAGGCTGATTGCCGGTTACGACGGTATCGCACCGGAGGTATCGGCCAGCGACGTCGGGACTGTGCGGGAAGTTGACGCGGCGGACGTGGGCCAGAGTGACGGCCGCAACTACGGGCTTATTTTCAGCGGCGAAATTCGCTACTCGGTCACAGGAAAAGACAGCCCCATTGATTCCTACGTCCTGATTCAGGCAGCCGATACGGATCTGGCTTTTGCCACCAGCATAACCTCGCAGACCCTCGCAGCCGGTTATACGGTCGCAGACGTGAACCGCGCGCTGATGAAAGACTTCGAGGCAAAAGGCGCGACCGAAGGTCTGACGCCTGAAATGCCTGCTACCGTTTTCCCCCGGGGCCGGGTGCTGTTCGGCATGACACGGCATCTTATGGATAACGTGGCCGGACAATGTGGCGCAACATGGCAGTTTGTGGATGGTCAGCGCCAGATGGTAGCGAATAACGAATATGTTCACGACGCGATTGTGCTCAACAGCGCCACCGGGCTTATCGGTATGCCTCAGCAGACTATCGGCAACGGCGTAAACGTCCGCGCGCTGATTAACCCGAACATCCGGGTTAACGGGCTCATTCAGCTGGATCAGGCTTCGGTATTCCGCACCGCGCTGTCGAACAACGATATCGCGATGGCCGGCGGGCAGATCACCGACCAGAACACGGACGGAAATATCACGCTCAGCGGTACCACCGCGCAGCCTGCCAGCATCGCAACGGATGGCGTTTATATTGTGCGTGGGATTATGTACACTGGCGACACAAGGGGCCAGGCGTGGTACATGGATATGATGTGCGAAGCGCGTGGCGCGGCGGATCTCCGCACTCAGGACTCGCTTAACCGGGGGTAAATGTGAAAGCCTTAGCCATTTTAATTGTTGCCTTTATGTCATTTGGGGCATCAGCAAGCGGTTACACCGCTTATTGTGGACCTTACACCATCACAGCAAGGTTGGGTGAAATGGACATGATTAACGGTGAACGCGTCACATCTCAGAAAATTACAAATCTTGGCGCTGATGGCATTAAGATTGATATGGGGCTAATGCCTGCCAAAGACGGCAACAACTACGGCTTTGAATACATTCGCCGTCCGGGTACAGAAACGCGTTTCCTGAACGTCCAGCTGCTGCAGAACAGTATGGACGCGCCGAAAATCATCGGATCTTTCCCGTGTAAAAAAGTAGCCGGCTAAACCTAAAGCCATTCATATAGACCCGCCACCCGGCGGGTTTTTTGCTTTCTGGAGCCTACCAATGGCAGTAACTGACCAGACCCGCAGCGGCGATCTTGCCGAAACATTTAAATCTGAGCGGGAGACAACAAAGAACCAAATCCGCGTCGCTTTGCCTGGCATCGTTCAGTCATTCGATCCAGGCGCGGTGACGGCGGTTGTGCAGCCTGCGATCCGTTCGGTTGAAACTGACAACGACGGCACCCGCGTTACCAAAAATTACCCGCTGCTGGTGGATGTGCCGGTGATATTTCCGCGCGGCGGCGGCTGCACGTTAACCTTCCCGGTGAAAGCCGGCGATGAATGCCTGGTGATTTTTGCCGATCGCTGCATCGATTTCTGGTGGCAGAACGGCGGGGTACAGGAGCCTGTCGACGACCGGGTGCATGATTTATCGGATGCGTTCTGTATCGTCGGGCCGCAGTCGCAGGCGCAGAAAATCAGCGGTATCAGCACCAGCGCGGTTGAGTTGCGTAGCGACGATGGCGGAACCAAACTGAGCATTAATCCTTCAAGTGGGGCGATAGCCGGTACCGCGCCGGGAGGCTTCAACCTCAACGGCCTGAAAATTCTGCCTGACGGCCGCCTGCAGCTGGTGGATGGATCAATCGTTGATAAGCATACGCATGGCGGCGTTGAAAGCGGCGGCAGCAATACAAAACCTCTGGGAGGGTAATTATGCGATACCGACGTGAGGACGACGACGGCGATTACACTTTTGGCAGCGGCGATGATACCTGGCTGATTAACTCACCGGAGGCCGTCGCGCAGGCTGTGAAAACGCGATTCGAATTGTGGTATGGGCAGTGGTTTCTCGACACCACAGAGGGGACACCGTGGATTCAGTCCGTACTCGGTAAGCAGAAGCCGGAAACCTACAACCTGGCGATCCGTAAGCGCATCCTCGAAACGCGGGGCGTTAAATCCATTCTCTCTTTCAATACGACAGTGAACACGACGACGCGCCGCGTCCAGTTCTTCGCTGAGATCGATACCATCTACGGAACAACGACAGTAACCAGCGAGGCATAAATGGCCCTCAATTTGGACACACTCGGCTTATCGGCAACGGTAACCGCTGAGGGGATCAGCGCGCCTGATTACCAGACGATACTCGATACCCTGACAAGCTATTTCCAGCAGATTTACGGCAGTGACGCTTATCTGGAGCCGGACAGCAAAGACGGCCAGATGGTGGCGCTGGTGGCGCTGGCTATTCACGATGCCAATAACACGGCCATTACTGTTTACAACTGCTTCTCACCTGCTACGGGTTACGGCGCAGCGCTGACCAGTAACGTGAAAATTAACGGTATCGCGCGCAAAGGGGCGACGAACTCCACCGTGGATCTGCTGCTCACCGGCACTGCAGGGACAACCATCACGAACGGTACTGTGAAAGACACTAATAACGTGATCTGGCGTCTTCCTGCCTCGGTAGTGATTGGCGTTGACGGTACGGTGACGGCCACTGCCACCTGCTCAAACAGCGGCTCGGTCGCAGCGCTGGCGGGGACAATTACTACCATCAACACGCCGACCCGGGGCTGGACATCGGTAACCAACCCGGCGGCGGCCACCGTAGGCGCGCCGGCAGAAACCGACGCAGAGCTGCGCATCAGACAGGGGCAGAGCGTCGCGCTACCCTCTATCACGCCGTTTGAGGGCGTTGACGGTGCGATTGCTAACGTTGCTGGCGTGACACGTCACAAGCTCTACGAGAATGATACTGGCGCGACCGATAGTAACGGGCTGCCGCCACACTCTATCTCAGCCATCGTGGACGGCGGGGACGTGACCGACATTGCCCAGACTATCCGGGGTAATAAAGGGCAGGGGACGGCGACCTACGGTACGACCTCTGTCACGGTACCCGACACTTACGGCAATCCACACGTGATCAGTTTTTCACGTTCGACTGATGTTCCGATTTACGGGCATATCACACTGAAAGCCTTTACGGGCTACACGTCGCAAATTGGCGTGCAGATTCAGCAGGCCGTCGCGGATTACATCAACGGGCTGACGATCGGTGATTCTGTTCTGCTGAGCCGCATTTACTCCCCGGCGAACCTCGGCGTGGTGAGTGGTGGCAGTGCACGCTATTACGACATTCAGGAGCTGCTGATTGGCAAATCTGCCGGAACGGTAGCGGCGGCGAATATCAATATCGCCTACAACGAATCAGCGTCCTGTAAGCCGGAAAATATTGTTCTAACGGTGACGTCATGAGCAAGTACACAGATTTAATCACCAACTACCACGCCACCAGACCGAAATACTTTGATCACATCGAGCTGAGCACCCGGCCGCTGATTGACATCACATCAGCCACCCGGGGGCTGGTTAGCGCGTTTGACATTGATACGGCGGTAGGCGTCCAGCTTGATACCGTCGGGCTCTGGATCGGACGTAGCCGTATAGTCAGCCAGCCCATTACGGGGGTTTATTTCAGCTGGGATACGGACGGGCTCGGATATGACCAGGGCGTATGGCAGGGGCCGTATGATCCCGATTCTGGTTATACATCATTAAGCGACGAAACCTACAGAATAATTCTCAAAGCAAAAATAGCGATAAACAACTGGGATGGGAGAAACGATTCGTTACCACCCATTCTTGACGCTGCGACAGAGGGCTCCGGAATTAGGATGCAAATTGTCGACAATCAGGATATGACGATATCTGTATGGGTATTTCCTGAAACGGATATTAATGATGTTTCACTGGAACTTATTGCAGCAATTAGACAGGGGTACTTGACGATTAAGGCTGCCGGTGTGTGGGCAGGAAGTATAGAAACACCAGCAGTTGAAACACCTTCTGAAGGAAATAAATTCTTTGGATTCGACATGGAAAACGACTATTTCGCCGGGTTTGATTCCGGGGCGTGGGGAGAAATACTGTAATGGCTAAGAACGATTTTAAACCTTTTGCAACCGGCAACGGTGCGAATGTATTGACTCAGGCAGAATATGAGGCGCTCGCCGCATTAGCATCTGGCTTCACCTCTGGTAAGGCATCCTCTGCTCAAATTAACAAAGCGATTCGGCAGGCAACAGTTATTGCCAGTGTAATCGCTCAATTTACAGCAGACAACGGCGGAAGCGATGTTTTAGATAATGGAAACACGGCAGCTATTCTTGCAAGTTTTATCACAGCTCTTAATACTTCCGTAGGAAACTCACTGGGTTCGAACTTCCTGCGTAAGACTAATAACCTGTCTGATATTTCCAATGCTACAACATCACGACAAAACTTATCCGCTGCTAAGTCTGGGGTGAATAGTGATATTACTGCACTAAACGGACTTACAACTCCACTCACCGTGCCGCAAGGTGGAACCGGAGCAACCAGCGCGGTAAATGCAAGAGCTAACCTTTTTGCTGCGCAGTTAGGAGCGAACTCCGATATTACCTCTCTAAATGGGCTTACTACTGCTTTGTCGATTGACCAGGGAGGAACAGGAGCCAAAACAGCAGCGAACGCACGCAGTAATATTGGTGCTGCTGCTTCCGGTTCAAACTCAGACATCACAGCCATTAATGGCTTAACGACGGCACTATCCGTTCCGCAAGGTGGAACAGGATCTTCAAGTGCTGCAGGTGCCAGAGCAAATTTGTTTGCAGCACAGCTCGGTGCTAACTCAGATATCACGTCACTGTCTGGATTGACAACTGCCCTTTCAGTTACACAGGGCGGGACTGGGGCAAAAACAGCTACCGCTGCACGCGCAAACCTGTATGCTGGTGGTATTCCCACCGCGCTGAACTCAGCTCAAGGCTGGTGGAAGTGCGCTGACACTGGACGTATTTTCCAGCATGGGAAAGTTGCAATTACCTCCGGCTCACGGCTTACCTTCCCGATAGCATTCCCCAATGCCTGCTTTGCGGTGATCCTGACTGATAATGATGGCTATAAGGGTGTAGGCCTGCTGGGTGCGACAACTACTTACGCAGCATTCACCAGTGGTTCAGGCGGCACTGTCACTGTTGGTTATCTGGCAATAGGATATTAAGGAAAATTCAATGAGCAAAATTATTAATTCTGAATCAGCAAGTTATTTTTACAGCGCATCCACCGGTGGTTTTTATCCTGTTAGCCTGAAAGTCGATTATGAAACAGCAGGCTCTTGGCCGGTTGATGCTGTTTCTGTTGCGGACGAAGATATGGTGGCTTTGCAGGCAGGACAATCCGCAGGTAAGCAGATTACGGCTAATGCTGAAGGGTATCCAGTTCTAACCGATCCTAAGCCTCTTACACCTGAACAACTTCAACAACAGGCGAAAGTGCAACAAAGCGCACTGATGAATGCTGCAACAGATGCAATAGCACCATTGCAGGATGCAGTAGATCTTGATGAGGCAACCGAAGAAGAATTGTTACTTCTCAAAGAGTGGAAGAAATATCGAGTAACGCTGAATAGGCTGGATTTATCCTCTGCGCCGGAAATCAACTGGCCTGATATGCCGCTTGTTTAGTGAAACAAACCGGCGGTGAAAATCCGCCGGAGACTATATCCAACGCAAGAAGATTCGACCTCCTTCCGATTGAATTAAAACATCCCCTGCAATCATTTATGAAAAAATTGCAAAGAATGAGTTTGATTTACTTGAATTTCACTATGTATTTACTCTCGCCATCTTTTTTGAGTATTTTATAATCACCCCTGTCTAATACCGGCTTGAAGTCAGATGTAATTTCCATGTATTTAAACTGTAAATCAATGTTGTTTAACTTCATGAAGCCAGGGGCAGCCCACCCTGAGAGTGTATTTCTAATTAATTTTTTAATTATCGGGAAGTAATTTTCATTGCTTGATTGGATAGACGGTGTAGGCATGCTGCCATTAACATAAATAATCGCTCGTGAGTTGTCATTCAATGAATAACGGATGTCATTTTGGAAGCTATTGTAATAACTCGATACAGCAGAATAATTGCTGTTTATTGCTGCAACGTAACCGCTAGCCGTCATAGAATTGACGATCAAAAAGAGAGCGCCAATAATTTCAGCGAACCTTCTCCACGCGTTTACGCTTGGCAGAGAGTAAAAACAGTATGTCATAAACAAGCCAAACGTTAAAAATACTCTAGGCTGTATTATTGGAGAGGTAAATAAAACGTATGGAAAAAACTGAAGTGTAATAAGTAAGAATGGCATCAAAAATATGAAAATAGATAGCAAACATTCTTTTTTACGGAAAAGTCTAAACGCATGGGCAGTAGAGAAAATAATCGTTACAGCAGTAAAGATAATAACAATTATCTTTTGGGGAAAAGACAAGGAATCACTAAATAAGTGATATGCAGCATTTATGTTTGACGAAACTATTTTAACTCCATCAATGCTTAATGGTACTGGGGTGGTGTGTATTTTTACATATGGGTCGATAGCGAAATTACTTGCCAAAATCATAACCACTGTAATAGTTACCAATAGCGTAGCCACAGTGCTTATAAGCATTTTTACTAAAGCAGGCGAGCATTTTGCATTTAGCGCTATAAATATCAGGGATGACACTAAGAAAATATTGAATGATGCTTGATAGAAAAAAGAAGCCAATATTAAAATTGCCGTTCTTATAAAGAAAAATCGGTCTAGCCTATCATTTAATGTTGATGAAGAATACAGGCTTAAGGAAAGTGCAGCAAACATCCCAATATTATCAACCTGATATGAGAGGTTCTCTAGTATAAAAGGTGAGCCTAATAAAAGTGTTGCGCCTATAATGGATGCATGGTTAGTGTTTTTATCTAAAGATGCTGAGAATTTAATGCACGCGAAATAAATCATTGTAAAGCAGGCAAGTACGTTAAATATTCCGATCGCTGCCGGGAAGGTAGCGATCCCCCCAATCAATACCCAATAATATGCCTCGAGCAAGTAACGGCCTTGATCAAATAGCCCCATATATTTAAATGCATGCCTGTAAATATCATCCCAGTAAGGAGGCATAAAGAAAAATGGTATAAAAACGCCAGACGTTATTATTAATGAGAGAATTTTGAAGTTACTGTGCTGAGCATTCATTTGTTATCACCTTTCTTTAAAATATATTTTGGTCGTCTTTTGACTTCCATATATATCCGGCCAATATATTCTCCTAAAACTCCTATGCCGATTAACTGAACTCCACCTAAAAATAGAATTGATACGAGCAATGAAGGATAGCCAGGAACGCTATTTCCAAACCAAACTTTATCTAAAATCATCCACATACCATACAAAATGGCTATGGTTGCAACAAACAAACCTATGTAGGTCCACATTCTGAGTGGGAAAGTTGAAAAACTTGTTATCCCTTCAAGTGCCAAATTCCACAGTTTCCAGCCATTAAATTTGGAGTCTCCAGCAACACGTTCAGCACGTGCATATTCAACGACATCAGTGCGGCCACCAACCCAACTCAGGACGCCCTTCATGAAAAGATTTCGTTCTGGCATGAGCTTAATGTTTTCCACTACCTCGCGAGACATCAGGCGGAAATCACCGACGTTTTCCTCGATTTTCGGGTAACTGATTTTGTTGTGCAGCTTATAGAACCACTCTGCAGATTTGCGTTTTAGTCGACTATCCGTTGATCTGTCAGTGCGCTTGGCCAACACCATATCAGCCCCAGACTGCCACTTCTCTATCAGGTGCGGTATAACCTCAATCGGGTCCTGCAAGTCTACGTCAATCGGGATTATCGCTTCACCGGTCGCATGGTCCAGCCCGGCGAACAGGGCAGGCTCTTTCCCAAAGTTTCTTGTGAATGACAGCGGAACGACAAGCGAATCTGCTATAGCAAGCGCGTTTATGATTGATTCTGTCGCATCTTTGCTTCCGTCATTTATGAAGACAATTTCGACTTCATACCGCTGAAGGTCTTCAAACTCCCGTACAGTTTTATAGAAGATTGGAATGGCTTCCTCTTCATTAAACACAGGTACGACCAAAGAAATTTTCATTTCGCATCCCTAAAGACAATGAATTTTGAGTATATGAACCCGGCAGCAAGGCTTACCCCTGAAAACACCACGAGGGTAACAACAGGCGGAGCACCCATCGCATCAGCGATGTACCCTGTCATTCCAGCCATGATGCCCATGAATGTGACAAATGCGATATAACGACCTGACGTTGCCTGTGACTTGAACGTCCATTTTGCATTAGCGAAGAAACTAAACGTAACCGCAATACAGAATGCGAACACATTAGCTACAGCCTGAGTGGCACCCAGAAAATGAAGAAGAGCACCGAAGCATACCCAGTGGAGAGCAGTGTTAATCACGCCTACTGAAATGTAGCGACTAAATAACTTTAACATTATAAAAAACAGTAAATTCTGAGAGATGGCAAGTTTAGCATTGCGTATAAGAGTGATCGAGAATTAATCCTGTACAAGCCACATATCAGCCTCTTCAAACATTTCCTCCAGCATGCGGTTCAGCTTTTCCCGATCGCTTTTGCTGGCATCGCTATTCAGGCCGTTCGCCTGCATCGGCTTCACCCTTACTTCGGCATCAGGGAAAATCTGGTGCACTCGCTTCGTCAGCTCTGCCAGGATAATCTCTCTGGCCCCTTCGAGCCCCTCTACATTGCGTTTGTCATAAACCAGTTCAACGAACAT